TGGAAGGCGACACGCTGGCCGAATTCAACGCGAAAATGGCGGAGGCACGGGACCACCTGGACGCCCTGCGCGCGGCCAAGGCCGACCAGGAAGTCCTGGCGCAGGCCCGGGCGCTGGCGGAAGAAATCGGGGAACCCGCAGGCAAGGACGTGGACGCGCAAAAGGATAGCGCCGCCGGGCTGCGGAAGCTCCGGAACCTGGGCCTGGAAGTGGTGTCCAGCACGGAATTCAAGTCCGCCATGGCACCGTTCAAGGGCCGCGTCCCGGAAAAGGCGCACTTCCAGACGGACCCCATCGCCGTCAAGGGCCTGTTTACGGGCGCTGACAGCACCAGCGCGGGCGTGTTTGTGACGTCGGAGGATACCGGCATCCTGGAAGCGCTGGGCCGCCGCCGGCTGACCCTGCGCGACGCGATCAGCGTCCGCCGGACGGCGTCGGATACGGTGGAGTACGTCGTGCAGACGTCCCACACGAACGCGGCCGCGCCGGTTCCGGAGGCAACCAGCTCCGCTGTCATCGACGGCACGGAAGTGACGGACGTGGACGGCGGCGTCAAGCCGGAAGGCGCATGGGCGTTCGCGCGCCGGACGGCCACGGTCAAGACCATCGCTGAGTGGGTCCCTGCCACCAAGCGCGCCCTGGCCGACGTCGGGCAGCTGGAAGGGCTCATTAACGATGAGCTGCGCGCCGACATCGCGGAAGAGGAAGAGGACCAGATTCTTCTGGGTGACGGCACCGGCGAAAACCTGCCCGGCATCCTGACCACGTCCGGCATCCAGACCCAGGCATGGACCACCGACATTTTCACCACGGTACGCAAGGCCATTACCAAGGCCCGCGTGGTGGGACGTGTCGCGCCCAACGCCGTCGTGCTGCACCCGGAAGAGGTAGAGGTCATCGACCTGGCCCGCGAGGGCGCAGGCACGGGCATGTTCCTGGGCGGCGGTCCGTTCGTGATGGGACCCAGGACGCTGTGGGGCCTGCCGATCATCGAGTCTGAGGCGATCACCGCCGGCCGCGGCCTGGTGGGTGACTTCTCCAAGGCCGTGCTGTGGGACCGCGAACAGACCACGGTGTCCATCACGGACAGCCACGCGGATTTCTTCATCCGCAACCTGGTGGCCATCCTCGCGGAGGAACGCGTGGCGTTCGGCGTCACCCGTCCCACGGCGTTTGTTGACACAGACGTCCGTGCGTAACCCAGTGGCCGGACGCGTCCCCCGACCGGGGCGGGGGCGCGTCCTCACTGAGGACCCCGATGGCCTGGAGACATACGACGTCGAAGTCAACGGCATTAAGACGTCCCTGCGACTGAACAAAGCCGACGCCCAGCGCCTGGGCATCAAGCAGGAGGAACCCGTGACAGACACACCAAAGGAACCGGTGGAGGAACCTAAGCCGCCTGCTGAGGAACCGCCAAAGGAACCACAGCCGCCCGCTGAGGAACCGCCAAAGGAACCCGACCAGGAACCGGTCAAGGAACCCGCACCACCCAAAGGAACCAAGGCCAAAAACGTCACGGCAGTGGCCAACAAAGCGCGCAGGCCGGATGACGTAGGCACCAAATAGCGAGAGGCGGAGGGGCGGGACGTGACTACGGAAATTATCGACCCGGATCCGGAAGCGTTCCGCCTGCCGCCCCTGGTCACTGCGGAGGAATTCAGCGACTGGACCCGTGGCAAAGTGTCCGCCACGGATCCCAGGGTGGAGCCGCTGCTGTTGGGCGCGTCCGCCGGGATCCGCCGCTGGGCGCGCTGGCATATCGCGCCGGTCCTGGAGGAAACCCTGACCGGGGACGGGCCGGGCGGCCGGCTGCTGCTGCTGCCCACGGGCAGGCTGCTGGAAGTGCTGACCGCGTCCAACGCTGGCACCGCCGTGGACGTGGACAACCTCGCCTTTTCTGAGCGGGGCATGGTCGAATTCACGGACGGGTCCGCCTGGTCCTCGCGGCTGGGGTCCGTGTCCGTCCGGGTCCGGCACGGCTGGGACGTCGCGGACGTCGCGGACGTGCAGCAAATCGTCAAGCAGGTGACGGCCAACGCGCTGGCGTCCCCCATGGGTGCCACCCGTGAACAGGCCGGGTCCGTGTCCGTGTCCTGGGCGGTCACCGCCCCGGGCGTGGCCGGCGGACTGTCCCTGCTGCAGCGTGACCTGGATGTCCTGTCCGCATTCCGGATCTGAAAGGCCGATGACGTGCTGCCCTCCTTTGCCAATGACGTGCCCGTCCGGGTTCGGCCAGCGTGGATAACGGACGCCAGGGGAACCCGGCGCGCGGACTACGGGGCCGGGGCCGGGCGGGTGCCTGTTCCCGGGTCGCTGATGCAGCCCGGTGCCACGGCGGAAGTCCTCGCCCAGCGCGTCGGGGCCGTCGCGGTGCGCTGGTCCTGGTACGCGCCACCGGACACGGACGTGCAAGCCACGGACGCCGTCGAATGGGCGGGCCGGGACGGCGTGGTCAGGCTCTACGCGGTGGACGGCGAACCGGCCTGGCACCGGTCACCGACCGGGGACCTGGACCATCTGCTGGTCCTGCTCATCGACTGGAAGGGCTGACATGGGCATAACGAAAATCGAATTCCATTCTGAGGCGTTCCGGACGCTGCTGCACGATGACAGGATCCTAACGGAGCTGACCCGCCGGGGCCGGGCCATCGCGTCCGCCGCCGGTAACGGCGTGGAGGTCCAGGTCCGGAAGTACCGGAGCCGCCCGGTGGTCATCGTCGCCGCGGACAGCCAGGAGGCCAAGAAAGCGGAAGCCACGGACAAGGTCCTGACCACGGCGCTGGGGGCCGGGCGTGGCTGACGTCAGCGAACCCGCCGACGCGGAAACCGCCCTGATTATCTACCTGCGGAACCTGCTCGAACAGCAGCCCGGTTTCGAGGACGTCCAGGTGCTGGGTGCCATGTCGGCGTCCTCGCCCGGCTATGAGCCGCCGGATGAGGCCGTCACGGTTCGGCTGACCGGCGGCGCTCCGCTGGGTCCGGCGGCGGATTCCGCGCAGCTGACTCTGACCGCCTGGGGCGCAGGTCCGGAGGACGACATTCGTGCGTCTGACATCATCCGCCGCAGCGTCGGGCTGGTACGGGCCGCGCCCAGGCTGATGGCGTCCTGCCGCGGCGTCCAGGAACTGTCCACCCCCTACCTGGATCCCGACCCGGTCACGGGCCGGGCACGCTATTCCGCGACGCTCGCCCTCGCGCTGCGCGGACAAATCATCCAAACCTAGCAACAGGAGAAGCAAGCCATGGCCAAGGATCTAGCAAACATCCGCATTTACGGCGATGAGGCGTCAGCCATATCTGTGGCACCGGAAGGGACCGCCCTGCCCACCACCCTGGGCGCGCTGAATGCCGCCTTTGATGAGGTCGGATGGATCAGCGAGGACGGCACGGAAATAACCCGCGAGGCGTCCACCAACGAATTCAGCGCCTGGCAGGGCGGCACTATCGTCCGGGTCAAGCCTACGGGCGTCAAAAACACCATGAAATTCCAGTGCCTGGAGGAAACGGCCATCACCCTGGGGCTGTACTACCCAGGGTCTACCGGGGCCACGGCCACCGGCGTGTCCACTATCAGCGTCGGAGGCGGCGCGAACACGGACGTGCGTTCCTGGGTGGCGGACTTCCACGACGGCGACGTCCACAAGCGGTACGTCATCGAACGGGGCGAGGTCACCGGCCAAGGATCCATCGCGCACAAGTCCACGGAAATGACCATCTACGAATTCACCCTGACCATCTACGGGGATTTCACCATCATTACCGATAACCCGGCTGTCAGCTACGCCTGAGCGCCGCCAGCAACTGGTCCGGGCTGACTCATGGCGATGGCATCAGCCCGGACCGCTCCATCCTTCGCCCTCGCCACCCACCCATCGCCGCACAGTAAGGAAACGTCTGCCATGCCCACCACGGCACCCAAGAAACCCCAGGACCACCAGCCCAAGGCCGCGCCCGCTGCGGACCTGAACGCCCAAATCGTCGAATTCGACTACGACGGGCTGCACCTGGTCGCGGACGGCGACGCCGTCACGGGCGAAATCATGGAACAACTGTCCGCCGGCCACCTGCACACGTTCCTTAAGGCGCTGCTGGGTCCGGAAGGCTGGGACAAAATCAAGGCCCTGCCCGTCCGCAAATACAAGGACATCCTAGACACCTGGGCGGAGGCCAAGGCGGAAGCGGGAAACTCCTAAGCCTCGCGTTCCTGCTGGCCAGGTATCGCGGGGCGTTGCGGGCTGACTTCCGCCACCACTATGGCCTGGATCTGCGCGAGGCGCTGGCCCGTCCCTTTGACGCCGCGGACCTCGCGGTGAACCTGCCGCCCGGGTCGGCGGTGTGGCGTGAACACGGCGGGCCGATGGCGTGGACGCAGGCGGAGCATTTCGCGGCCGCGCAGCTGCACGCCCTCCAGGTCGCCAACTGGCAGCGCACCAAGGACGGCTCGCGGGGCGTGAACGCGCCGCACCCGGTGGAGCCGCCCAGGTCCCGCGAGGACAGGGAACGCGCAGCGTCCAGGATCAACGCCCGGGCGCAGGCGTTTCTGGAACGACAGAAAGCCCGCCCGCCCGCCGACTAACCGAACAGGGAGGGACCAGTGGCCAACGTCGAACTAGCGACCGCGTATATTGCACTGGTCCCGTCCATGCGGGACGCGCAGGGCAAAATCACCGAATCGCTGGTCCCTGCCGGAACCGCTGCCGGAGACA